GATAGTCAATGCCATCGGCGTTCGTGGTTACCAAACGGAATCCGATTCCATTTTCATGCGCAGTTGCTAAATATTCTCTAAAGCCATCCAATTGTCTTGCTAGTGCAGAGATGACATCACGAGGGTTTTCAACAAAGAATTTGTAATAGCGACCAAACCGCCGGCCCAATTCGCCGAGCAGCTTCACTTCGACATAGTGACCTTCGCTTGTCATAGCTCTTTATGCCTCAATACATAAGATGTCACTTTTGACCACATGCCGCCGTAAATTGACTGCTCAGACAAGCGGTCCATTAAATGATGATAAAACAACATACCATCGCCGGCCATCACGCCGACATGATTTGGGTATGGAGCATCAATTTGCATCAAGAGAATGTCTCCTTTTTGCATTGGTTGGTCAATTCGCGTAAAGCCTTGTGACGCATAGTGTCGACCGAACATTTGCCAGTCTTTACTTTCCCACTCCAGCTCTTCCCCCCGTTCAAAATCCTCAAGCACAATGCCAAATTCGCGCCGATAAAAGTCCCTGACTAACGCATAACAATCTTGCACGCCATACACCCATTGGCGCCCTTGGTAGGGCGCATTGCCTGTAGGGTCAGCGTAAATAAAGTTGCCGGTCTTACTGCAGAACAACAGCCACGGAATATTGATCTGACGGCAAGATTTTGCATCGTGGCCCGAAAATCTTTGTGGACTATGCGGTCCGTGTGAATGGTAGACAGCATCGATTGCTCCCATTTCATCGGCTCTTGCATAATCCTCCGCTGAAATCGCAAAATGCGTTTCAGGTAATTCGTGAATGTTTTCACAGGGAACAAGCCGGCCGTCCACAATGAAGCCACACACTTCATTGGGGGCTGCATCGTAAGTGGCGCGAATAATTTGCGCCTTTACTTCGTCATTAATCACGGCCGATGTTTGCTCCTGGAAAGCCGCCAAAAGGCAACTCCTGTCCTGGAAATCTTAGACGGCAACTTGATAAACGCTTGCCGCAAATGTCTGCAGCAAACAATGCACTACCAGAAGGAAGCGCTGCCGTTGCGGCAGCTAATGCCCCACTTGCCGTTGTCAAAGCAGCTTGAGCGCTGTTCCTTACGCTACGCGCAGCAGTTTCCCCAGATGTGGCTCCACTGCATGCTGTGCCATCGGTGCTGAGCTTTTCAACAAATCGAACGATACCTGTTTCACTCCGAGCGGCTCCCACTGCGTATCGTGGATAGCTAGAACCAGAGAAGGTGACAATCGACCCGTTGTAAATGCCAATCTGAGGGCCACTGCGCCCAGAATAGTTGTCTGTTTGAAGCACAAACGAGGCCGTATTTCTATTATCCATGCGAAAATGCGAATCCGTAGCGCCAGTGGCAGATGCTTGTCGCGTAATAGCAAAAATTCTGTTCCCCATTGAAGAAGTGGGATAGGTTCCATAGATGCGACGACTTGCCGATCCTCTATAAGGATCGCCTGCATATGCAGGGTTTCCCCTCCAGTACACCATCAAATCAGTGGTGCCACTGCAGAACGCAAAAGTCAGATCATCCAGTGCCGCTCCAAAGTTGGCTTCTGTATCTTCGACAGTTGTGCCACTTCCTGAACATGCAGCCACTTGAAGATCGGATGCAAGACTTGCTGCAGCGGCCGCAGTTCGGTAGTTCCGCAATCTGAGCTGATAACCACTGACTGCTGCAAGATATGCAACTACTGTCGGATCCGCAGCGGCAGCACCAGAAGCTACCGGAGGGTTGTCGTCAATACCTGCAACGGGTGGACCTACGTATCCACACTCAGCGCCTCGATACTTCCACACACAATAGTTTTGAGTGATAACCCGCTTCGGTAATTGCAGCCCCTCTAGATCCATCGGGCTGGCTAGTTGAAACTTTACATATTGATTGGATTCGGCAACTTTGCGCTCAATGAAATAAATATCAGTTGGAAATTCCGCGTTTAGATCTTGCCCTGGCATCCCGCCTAGATATTTTCCAAGCGTGCGGCGCCTGACAAGTTTGGCTCCAACGAGATCATCCAACTCCCCTACTGCCTCAGTAAAGGTGCCAAAAATGTTAGCAACCATAATGGTTGGCTCTGCAATTTTTCCATCCGTATTACGCTCAAATCCTTCCACCGCAATGGGAATCGGATCATAAGTGACAAGTGCAGTGCCCGAGCCAGTGGCCTTCCATTGGATCTTGGTTCCGCCGGGTGCACCAGATGATGCAGGGTGCATCTGGTTCGTAAAGTAAAACTTGTTACTGGTAACGCCAGTTGTAATTGGAGTGAGGTCAAGCTCAAACAGTTCAACAACCGTGTCGTACCAATTAAGAAGAACGTCGTCTTGAATGCTCATGATCAGGTGCGATAGTCGTAAATGCGCTTAACGGTGAAAGAAATCACATTAGAGTTGGGGCCAATGATTTCCCAGCTCCATTCATTTGGATCGAGGCGATAACGATATGTGGCCGTATCTTGCGAAAATCGAGCATAAAAAAAATCGCCATTTAATGCACTAAAGGCATCATCAATTTGTTGGGCTAATGTGTTTGAAATTGGCTTTGTCTTTAGTGAATAACGACGAATGTCGTTATTCAGCGAGTCCGGTGTAACTTGCTCGTAGCCGTCGCCAAGTTGATAACGACGAACACGCTTACTGCGCTCCACCGTTGTTCCATATTCAAAAATGCCGCTGGCAGCAGTTGCGCCAGTAAACAATGTGGGTTGAGCCATAATTAACGACGGGAATAGATAATGCCGCCGGGGCGGGTTTCACGGAGAATCACTTCTTTCACTGCTGCATCAAGTTGCTTGGCAAGCCCTGTGCCACCGTTGCCGGAAATACTGGACTGAGCCTGGCCATTGCTGACATTAACTGTAATGTTAGTGGCAATGTTATTACCCGCTCCCTCGCCCAGGTCAACGGGAATGCTCTTGCCATTCGGCAATGGAACCACGGCCTCATTGAAGCGCCCTTCGCCAACAAGTCCGAGCGTGGGTCCGGTGACCATGCCGCCATTTGCAAATGGTGTAAATCCGCCTTGCCAAAGAGCGCCATTGGCTGCCACCTCAAGAACAGAGCCAGGAATTGGAACGGGACGAGCGGCGCCACCAAGCATGCCTGGGAACATGCCGCCAATGAGGCCAATGGCCTGCATAAACAGCCACTTAGCGATCATCCTTGCCGCCATATCAGCAAACATCTTGCCAATGTTGCCAAAGAATTCACCGAGCGCCTGTTGAGCGGTAGCAGTGCCCTGAATGACACTGCTCAAGCTTTGAGCAAACGAGCTCTCCATTCCTTCCAAGGCGCCCTTCACCATGTCCACCTGGAACTTCAGCATCTCAAAGCTGCGTGCAGCTTCCGCGACGCGAGTGGCCGTCTCAGGAGGCACGCCTTGCCGCAATGCCTCCTCATAGGCGCTACCTGCTTCGCCCATAAAACCAGCGCGAAGCCCTTGCCCGTAAATGCCAGATTCGCGGGTGTACATGCCAAGCTGCTGATTGGCATAGCCTTGAGCTTCAAGCGCGGGGCGCTGTTTCAGAAGACCAAGGTATTCAGCAAGCGCTGCAGTGAGGTCGTCGATTTTCTTCTTCTGATTGGCATTAGCTGTTGCAGCGGCTTCCGATGACATGGTGCCAGCAGCAACCGCAGCGTTATTGTCCTCGATGGCTTTGTTTGCTTGCTCAATGCCCAGGCGAGTCCTGTCTCTCGCCTCATACATCTTCATTTCATTATCAAGCACATTGCTCGGCATGCCCTGCAGCAGAAGCCGATTCTTCTGCTCAAGCAATTGATTCTCTAGCTGTGTTTGAGCGACAGGATTAATACCAGACACGTATTCAGCAATAGCAGCATTGACGCGCTGTTGGGCAAGCTCATTAGCTTGCCTAATAGCAAGCCCTTCTTTTTCCGCTGCATTAAGAGCCCTGACTGCTTCAAGGCTTGCTTTGTTTTCTTGTTTAGCCTCAGTGCGCCCCCTGGTGCTGTTATCACCAGCAGATGCTGCACCGGGGAAGCCCAAGATCGACTGAACGCGAGCCGTAAGTTGCGACTCTTGTCCAACAGGCACTTGAGACGCAGGCACGTCAAATGCCAGTCCGCTGTAATGCTTAGAGCCTGGAGTATGGCGTCCAACATTGCTATAGCCCATGAACTCGGTGACAGTAATGCCGGCACCAGTTAACTTGCGATAAGCCTCTTCCGCAGCCTGACGACTAACGAAGCTCAAATGCTCGTGATAGTTCTGTCCACCATGGTCCGCTTTGTAGAAGCGACTGGACGGATCGCCTGTGATGTAACCAGACACGCCTGCAGGGAGCCCAGACGCGCCGCCGCCGCTTGCGGCATGGGCCGCCGCAGCGGCCTCCACTTCAGCCTTCTGGGTATCTTCGCGGGCCTTGCGGACTGTTTCAATGCGAGCTAGTTCAATTTGTTGCAGCTTGTTCTGGAAATCAAGTTCATACTTCATCCGGGAATCGGCGCCAGCACTGCGAAGAGCTGCTTTTTGTTCCTCAAGGCTCTTCCAATGATCAAAAGCTGCGGCATCAAGCGCCATTGCTTGTTCCGCATTGAGCTTCATTAAATCAGCTTCATATTTACGTTGATCATCCAGCGCTTTCAGTGCTTCCTCTCGTGCTTTGTCCGCAGCCTTCCCGTCACCGCCAGCCAAGCTTCCTTGCACGTCTGCGCGTTGGTTAGCCTTCGCGGCGTCAGCAGCAATCTGATTTGCAATGTTTTGAGCAAGGCTCATCTTGCCGCCAACGCTGCGATGCTGCTTGTAAAGCCCTTGCAATTTCTCTTCAATAACAGTCAATGCGCGAGGTGCATCACTGAGC